ATGCATAAGCATTTGGAAAAAAGAACAAGTCAGAAATAATCCATGCCCAAAATGTTGACCCTGGAATTCTTGGGTCAGGCTGATTGATTACGCGCGGTTGTGCGACTTTCTCACCAGTTGCTTCATTTCGTGTGTGCATTGGCAATGACGAAATGGTTTGAATAATTCCTAAGGCACGCGCACAAGTTGGAACGCTCATTGCTTCCGCACGCGTTGCCATTGCAATGCCCGAAAAGAAGAGTTGTCCCTGTTCCTGAAAGTACGGTGCCAAAGAAGCCGCATCAACTTCTGCTGGAACGGCAGCAGCAACCTTACGCGGCGCAAATAAATCTAAAAGACCCATGCGCCAATTTTCACAGGGTTTTACACCTAACCAACCATAATGTCCAAATCATTGTCTTGGCGTGTCGCAAAATGGCTGACAAGACTGACGGCCACGGCCGCACACACAATTTGGCCGCTGGCACGCCTTCCAATTACCCAACCGCCGTCACCGCGCTTCAATTGAACGGCTGCCAACACTTGTTGGGTCAAATCCGATTGGCCACGGTGTTTTAAACGCCCTGAGTTGATTGCCGACAACATTTCATCACATGCTTGTGGGTAAGCCGTGTCCATGTCGTAAATTGGAATGCCCGCTGGTGCCAAACGCGCTGCAACTGCTCCAGCCGTGCGCCGTGAATAAAGAACCTGCTCCACAGGATACTTGCGGGCGTAGTCGGCCAAATCGTTGGCAATGGCTTTATCGTCCAATTGCAAATCGTTTTTCCAGGTGTGAAGCAACTTGACCACAAATGATTCGTCCCCAAGTTTTTGTGCAGCCACCAATGCGGCGTGCTTTCGGTCAGGCGATAAATCAATTGCCAACCAGGTTGTTTTCTCAATATCCAGGTCAACTGACTTGTCCAGGCAATTGCCCCAACTAGCAGTGTCCACGGCTGAAGATATGGCCACGACCCAACGGCACAACACTTCAGTCATTACGACATCAGGTGGGTCATTAAACACTGCCCGCAAATTGTCAGGGTGAATGGTGATGCCCATTGCAGGGTTTGACCATTTGGCGTTTTCAATGCTGATTTCGTCAGTTGGTGCCGACCATTCAAAATAACCAATGTCATCATTGTTTCCAGCGATCGTGGCCAACGCGCGTTCGCGAAAAGAATTCAGCACCAGGCTTGCGGAATCGCCTGCATTTGTATAACTCATGACCAAAGGGTTTTTTGCAGCCATTAGGGTGTAACGCAATGAAGCAAAACTCTCCAAGTCGCTCATTTCGCGCAATTCGTCCAGGTGAATGGTTTCAGGTCGCGAAACTCCACGTGCAGCCGAACCGCCCGCCTTCACAATAAAGCGCGTTCCATGAATCGTTTCAATTTCTTCCGCACCATGCGCCCACCTAATGCGCTTAACCTGTTTTGCTAACGAATCGTTACTTTCAATTAAGGAAACCAATTGCCGAAACTGTTCCAGGCTTGTGGCCAGTCTGTGAGCCGACCCGATTTGCAACGGTTCCTTCCATAGAAAAAGACCGCCCAAGATTCTGATTTGCTGCAAAAAACTTTTCCCATTTTGCCGTGCCACGACAATGCAATTGACGGGCGTCGCCCACCGACCGTCAGGTTTGACTTTGTGCGTGTGGATAAGCGCAAATTTTTGCCAGGGCATCATTTCCACACCAATGCTGGTCGCCAAATCAACCAATTCAAGCCCCAATGAAGGCAAATCGTTCAGCGGGGTGTGAATTCGGGGTGTTTCCACGCCAAATTGGTCATTTTCACGTTCTGTGTCCCTACCCAAAACCGTTTCAAGCCGATTTGAGCCGTCTTTGGGCAAAAGGTGACCTGTTGTGACCTTGCTAGTCATTTTCGTGGCTCTTTGAGTCGTTTTCGGGGGAAAAAGAACCAGGAAGGGTCAGGGGTGTCCCGTTGCTATTAAAAAAACCACCCTTGTTGGAATTTTGACGATTGACACCGCCTTTAGACGAATTACACCTGAAACACAAGCATTGAAGGTTGAAATCGTCATCACCACCACCAAGACTGCGTGGGAGGATATGGTCAACGGTGTTGCCTTCCATTCCACAATGCTGACATGTGAATTGGTCACGTTCAAGAATGCGTTGCCTAATCTTTCGCCACTTACTTGTTGAACCATTGTCCCGTAATGCACTGGCCATAATCAAAACCAATTGTGTTTCTGATGATGCAACAATGCTTTGCAGATTGTTCCATAACGGTGAATGGCATAACGAATGCTTGCATCTATTTGGCGGTAAGGGTCAAGGTTTCGGTAATGGTTTGACTTCATTTGTCCCAGTCCCCAATGTGAGCCGTTGTGCGCCTTGTAATTCCAACGACTCTCTTTCGTGATGATCGTATTGAAACATTGAAATTCTTTGTAATTAACTATGCGTGAATGTGCATAAAGTTTCAAATGGTCTATTGAATAACTTTCTGCATTTGCATTGTGAATGCTTGTTATTGAAAGCAATGCCGCAATGACATAGAACCTGCCCATTAGCCGTTTACGCCCTTGCGAGATAAACGCCTCAGCGTCTCGCTTCAAGCGGAACCAGCGTATCCACCTAGTCAAATACCGCGCAAGTTTCAGCGTGGCTTCGGGCGTGTTTCCACCGTTATCAACCCTTGTGGACAAAGCCTGTGGATAACTATTGCTTAGCATCATCAACCAATGCAACGCCCATTTTTGAACAAACGGTGCATTCAAGCACCTTCACATGGTCAGGCAAATTGTCTGTGATGATGCGAACCAATTGAGTTGTGACCTTTTTGCACGCCCTACATTCAAATTGCATCTGTTCCATAATTGCTCCTTACTAAGTTTTCAATAGGCTGAAGGTTAGGTTGGCTTACCCACCAATTTGGTTGACTTGAATGACGGTACTTGTCCCGTTTTGCAATAGCCACTGGAATCCAGCCAACAATGTTGTAAGCCGTTGATGAATTACCAGTGACCAGCACTGCAATATCAGTGGAACGGTCGTATTCATGCACGATCAATTGACCTTCACTGTATTTAGTCCAGCGCACTTCAATGCCTTTTCCCACATCAGCCTTTTCTTTTCCTTTTTCTTCAAATGGGTCAAATGAAAGATTGAAGTATTTAGCCACTGCCCACTCACTGCCAATGGCTTCAGCATCTTGTGCAATTGATTCATGAAGCGTTTTTTCTTTGGTGTAGGTGCGTTGTGTTCCAGTGCCATTCCAAGAATACTTTTTGGCCATAATCCAGGCACTTATGTGGCACATCAAGGCTTCCTCGCGGTCTAGCGTGACTTTCAACGTTTAGCCCTGCACCCAAAACAAAACCAAACGGGATTATCTTCAGCCGCTTTTTGATAGCCAAACGCATCAAACTTTTGAATCAATGCGCAACTATCACATTGCATGACCTTGTAAGAATCAACCACTTTTCCGTTTTTTAGCAATGTGCCAACCATTGTCTTTGGGTCTATCAATTCCATATAATCGCTCATAAGAATGCCACCGAAATCAACAAAGCCAAAAGAAACAATTCAATAATGACCAGGATTTTCACCAGTTTGTTTTTGTTCATACTTGTGGCTCCCATTTTCCTGTTGATGTCAAAACGTGCCAATTAGGCGCACATTGGGTTGCCTTGCTCTTTTCAGTGCAAAAGAACCCACCCCAGGCTTTTCCGTTTTTGCCTTCTCCAGTTTTCCAAATTCGGTGGCCGTGGCTGCATTGCGGTGATTCAGGCACCATTTCACCGCCTAGTTGTGCAGCGATATTTTCAATAACTGAACCGATCGTGGGCATTTCGTTTTCAATGTAGTTTGTTGCCCATACATCAACCATTTCAGTTTTGGCCGTTTTGGTGTCTAGACGTTCAACCTGACTCATATTTTCCAAAGTTGCCCTGGTATCTGTACCAAGCACCAGGCCAATGCAACGCCCAATTGCACTTGTGGTCGTATCTTCGCAAAACCAACGGCGCATGTTTGGATTAAAAGCCGCAATGTATCCATAAGCGTAATCAACGCCCGCTGGTTTGATGTCGCCCAAGTCACGATAAATTGTGCATTGAACAAGCACATA